CCCAACCCTCCGAGCTGCGGACGTATCCTTTGCCGCCAATCAATGGTCGTTCGAGGCTGCCAGCGGCACCTCGCCACATAGGGCGGTACTATCAGTTTTAATTGGGCTGCCAAAACCTGCAGACAGCCCCGAAACCGCGCCGGAAGTCAAAAAGCCCCGGATCTTAAATAACCTCGAGTTACAGTCCTGGTCTAAGGACCTACTGGACCTCTTAAGATCGGGGTATGGGCTTACCGTAATAGCGGCAGACAAAATCATTACAAACTTTACAGCCTATGATGCGGGAATGATGACCCCTCGTGAGGCCGCATCAATTTGGGATGGGCTACGTAAGATCAAACAAGCAAAGGAAGACCGCCGCGGCAAGTGGGAACTTCAGTTCTGCATAGCTGCCTCCCGCTTAGCTCCGGAATTTAGTAACCGGCAGTTGGCGCAGGTTGCGGTTGATCAGGAACTTATGGCCAAGTCACCTCAGCAAGCTGCCGAGGATTGGTACAAAAGCCGGGCCAGTAGCTGATCATGAACCAGTCAGCCCTCCACAGAGAACAAACAGTCGTGCGGTTGTTTGCCTATGCTTTCACCCAACAAAGGACCCAAAATGGAACCACTGCCCAGAACACCGCAGACCTACATCGAACGGGTATGCGGGCTGACTCCTTGGGTTCTGACAGCAGACAGCCCCCCTCCGTTCCGGGGTTGGTGGCTGACGATCAGAATCACGCCTGAATTCACGGGCGTAGTTCGTCGTCGATACTGGCACGAGGTGTCGGGCTGGTCTATGCCGGCACTCCCTGACATGACCGACCTTCAATGCGATGAAGCTATGTTCATGCCATGCATGAACATAAATCGACAGAAAAAGGACATCTGGTGGTGCGGTCTTCAGCGGCCGCATTTGGCAGGGTATCAAGAATACGGCCTCGTCCCAACGCCCCGCACCTCGATCAAGCAAGTGCTACGCACGCTTAGAAGTGCTACGGCAATCCTCCGGATGCAAATACCCCATGTACTCCGTAAAACCCGGGGCTGATCTTTGGAAACAGGAGATTATTGTGACTGTCACCCTGCGCGAATACATCGAAGAGCTGATCGCCCTTGAGAAGACCCACGGGCCTGGGCTTCAAGTAGAGAAGTGGACGGTAGGGGAGGGGCGGCACGCGGCGGAGCTGCCTCGAATAGCTTACGCCAAAATAAATGACCCACAAAACCCAAACAGGGTTCGGCCCCCAACCCCTTCATTCTGGCATAAAGTGCACGACAGACCGGATCAAAAAGGGGAGGTAGTCATTCGGGTTTGATCAGGGCTTCCAGCCGTGTTTGACCATGTAGTCATAAACTACCAGTCCGAACCAACCGAGTAGAAGAAACACAAGACTGACCATCGACTTTTCGATAACAGCTTGTCGCAGCTTGACCGACTGCGCTTGTTTCTCCACCATGATCTTGACCCACCGGACGTGATCTTCGTCAAGTCCGCCCTTCATATGTTCCGCAACCAGTACGGACACCCGGTCTGGAGTGTCTGCTACAAGTCGGTCCACCCGCTTGTCAAGGATGTCGATCATCCCAACCAAGAAATCCGCGGTGGATGCGTCAAGTCTGGCGGCCCGGGCCCTCAAGTCTTCGTCAGTGGTTTCGGTTTGCGTAAAGCCCTCACCGTGCATGGTCCTCAAATTTGGAATAGTCATGTGCACTCCTGGGGACTTTAAGCCAGGCCGATCGCAATGTACCTGATTGTTCTTCCGGCAGCAAACGAGCTGCCGGAGTTGGCCGTGTCACTTCGGAACGTGACCACCGATGCCGTCAGCGAGGACTGGTCGGGGGTGACCACCCACGCTTCCCACGATCCGCTAGCCGACTGGTCACCGTGACCGGAAACAAAGAAAGGGGCGGCGCTGAATGCAACGGGGAATGTAGCTGTGTCTAAAGAGACATTCGCCAACGTTGCCAGGGCAACTGTGCCCCACTGCACCAAAAACGGACCGATCTTGAAACCCACAGTGACGGATGAAACAGTCACTGTGGTAACTTTGAACAGAGCGTCCAACGCCGACTTCAGGGCGGCTTCAAAATTGGTAGGACTTCCATCATCGTTGACATTCGAAGTGCCGTAGTCCGCTGCGAACTGTGCAAGAGCCGCGACAGCTACCGAGCATTGGCGCAGGACGGTATTAACGTGCTGGGCGTCAGCAAGTCCCGGCTGGTATCCGGATGTCCGAACCCCGGAGGCGGCGTAGGTAGCATAAGAGTAGGTGTTAGCCCCTCCTCCAGTTCCGAAGGCCAGGTACTGGTTGGTCATGGACATAGATTCTCCTATTAAGCTGCATACTTACCGAAAGGCACTCCAGCTTTCGCAAAGCTGGGCGGAGATAGAACTGTGGTCGGAGACCCGGGGGCGCTGACCAGCGTGTAACTCGCGATCTTCACCCCAGCAGCTTTTGGTGGAGTGATTCCTCTTTTGATCAAGTCAAGGAGCACCGGGGTAGGGCTTCCTACGACCCACGCCCTTGTCGTCATGTCTAGATTATCGAGTATCGTCACGGAAACGCCCATATCCGTCAAAGCGTCCACTCCAATGCTTGTGAGCCCTTCTTGAGTTCCAAGCCAGTAGTTGCTTCCAATCTTCGCTTTGATAAGAATGCGGTAGGTGGTGTCGTCAAGCGTTACCAGCACCGTCGTCGCATCGTAAGGTCCGAGCCAGTTCGCTTCGTTCCACCCTAGACCTGTCGTGTTCCATGAAAAGAATACTCCGGTGGAATTGATATACTGGTTGCGGTCAATCCCCACCCATTTCCCGACTGCGTCGAGCTGAACACCGACCGCGGAGTCAACACTGAATGCAGAGGTAATGCTCAAAATGGTGTCTGATATGTCTCCAAGGGCTTTTGACAAAAGCCCAACCCACGCTGCAAAGTTGGGTTGGTTCTTATGTTCACTGGTGATCAGTGCTGTGTAGTCCGCAGCCATAGATTCCTCACACTATCGTAAGAGTGACATGGGCGATCAAACAAGTAGCCTTCTCCGTAAGCCCAATGGTCAAGTCAGTTGTCCCGAGTGTCCCCGCTGGAGAAAATGCGGCAGTGACTGATACCAGCCGGTACGTCAGCGATCGAGGATCCCCGCGAAGCAAGGCAGGGTCAAATAGTCGAGTGACAATCACATCCGCGCCGATCGTCAGGCCGTTGATGTAGTCGGTCACTGCTTGTTGAATGGCCACCCCGATTGCCGACGTATACCCTGTATCGGCGTGGATTGTGACCTCACATTTAATCGCGATTTCAGCGGGAATAGAGAAGTGAATATCCCTAGACACTCCGGCTATGTCGACAACGGCTTGGGTACTTGTTCCGTAGGTCGGGATTCCTGGGGCCTTTTTGGAGTAGATGGTATGCGCAATATCAGACACATTGCCACCCTTGATGACTACAGCAATCGAGTAGGCCGGCACTCCGTTTGAATCAGTGGTGGCCGTGTCATTCTCGTAAATCATACCATATGTGACACCTGGCAAAGCATTCAGCGCTCCAGCAAGGGCCGACAGCGGCGTGAAGGAGTATATGGACGGGGAGATTTCTTGCCGGGCCCGCAACTGGGCGTCGGACTCAACTGGCTGACCTAGCGTTGCAGCACTGACATTGGTAACGGTCTGCCAACCCGCTGTAGGCGTCAAGATCCTCGTAATCGAGCCCGGGGGGGCTGACACCTCCCCGACCTGCTCTGCCGTCGCGGTGACGATGATGTCCCCAGCAATTGGAATGATGACTGTCATGGGCAGCAGCCACCGATTACCTTCCCCGTCCCCGACGACTCCCGAAGTGATAGTTGTTCCGACATTCCCGCCAATAGTCACATTTACTTCTGAGTTGGTGGCAACCAGTCTTTTTATATTGTTGATCTTGACCGCGTTAGACAGCCCAACCCCGACAGCGGTTGCCGGACTGTACGAGTTGTACACGGCGATGCCGGCTTGGTTTGCATCGTGAATAGACTGCGCGAAGATAGCCAAGAGCTGCCCATCTTGGCTATCTGGTTCTAGGTACACGTCGGCACCGAATATGTTCTGTGCCGAGGCTTTCAGGCTGGACAAGATGTCCGAATATGTTGGTGCGGTCGGCCCGGCGGGGGTGATAGCAAAAGAAAGAGTAGACAAAGGGAAGGGCATGATCAAACCTCGGTTGTTACTTTAGTCACACCGTATGCGGTAGTGAGCGTCACATGAACGCTCATTGCACGTTGGACTACAGTGCTGTAATAGTTGGTGATTTCAGAAACCCCGACAGTGTCCAATACTCGGCTCCTCAAGACAATGTCCCGGACTGCTTGGGTATGGGTTCCTAGAACTTGATCCGGATAAGGAGTGCCTTCTGTGGAGTCAAGAAACCATTCCCCCGAAACCAGCAGGAGTCTAGTTCGAACTGCCTGGGCTACCGCTTCCGGCGTGTCTATAAAGAAAAGGCCAGATCGCCCAAGCTGGTAATCCCCCGTTGGGGAAAGTGTCCGGTACTTCATATTGGTGTCCCTGAAATGTCAGCACCTGCACGGACACCAGGATGCCGGTGTGGGCTTCCTACGTCTACTCCGTTGTTGGTCAGAGTGCCGGTTGTCGATATGTCCGCCGTAATGTTCAAGTTGGCAGCTGTGATGTTCAAATTTGTCGGAGTGACGATCGATATATCACCAGACGCGGTTATCGCGATGGATGTCGTGCCTGAGTCATTCCTCAGCACGACATCCGTGCTACTCACTGACGAAAGGACCCGAGGTTGTGATCTTGGGCCAATCAGTGCAAAAGCGTCCGATAAGTCATGTATTCTGAAGTCCGGCGGAATCTGGACCCCACCGAGCTGCCACCATGCATCAATGCAGCGGCTAGCAAAGACCAGCAGACATTCGTCCCCGACAGCGATCGGAAAGGTCAGCGTGAATCCGCCCCCTGACGGGAACAGAATGGGAACGTCTACCATCAAAGGTAGCGTAACCCATTCTGTAGTCTGATCGGGCTTTGTGATGCGGGCTTGGATCGTGGGCTCGGCTTCCAGGGTCTGAGCTGACAGATTGACCTTCCGCACAATAGCGGGCAAAGCGGTCCATATAGAAGACTGAAGTCCCGCAAATGCATTCAGCAGAGAATGCTCCGCGTCTTCTATTCTTTCGGAACGGCGTGCGCTCATTTGACAAGTACCGTTTTGGTTGAAGGATCGACTGCTAAGCACACCAAGTCAGAATACCAAGGTCCCCC